CGAAGACGCCTTGGCGTGAGTATCTTTACATCCCTATCGAAGGCAAAACTTTTAGCGGACACGCTACTAGAACGACTCTGGGGAACTCCATTAGATCTTTGTGCTATACATACACTATGTGGAGGAGATACATTCGAGATCGGAAACTCGACAAGACGCATCCAGAGCTGATGCGCCCCTGGGACAACCAAGGTCAGGATGTCATTAGGGTTGCTGCTTCCGGCGACGACCAATTAGTTGGTGTGTTGCCCGAACATGCAAAGCCATTTGCGGAATTCTACAAAAGATACTCTGCCAGAAGCCCTATGGAAGATCGCAAGATCGGACTTGGGCAGGCAATTGCCGACATCAAGGTTACCACATGGGATAAGCCCGACTTCTTGTCGCTTGTCCCCTACACCTCTGGCGGCAAACTGTATCTAGTGCGAGACTTAACTAAACTGTTTTCAAACCACACAGTAAGTTTTGTTGGTAGCACCAGTCCGTTAGCTCGCGCCCTCGCAACATACGTTTAAGTTAAGATGGGGCGCTACTCCAGGAGGTTAGAAGACATACTCTACTTACAGTTAAGACAGTTCAAGCTGGATGTCTCTCTGGAAAAACAAATCCAACTAACCCTCCGAGACGAGAAGGTTGTTCACCATTCGGGTGACCTGAATTATGCCCTGTAATCTTAGATCGACGAAGCATTGCAGCTGGACCTTATCTAGCGCCATAGCATTCTCTATGAGAACAAATTAAGACTCACGCCTCCAATCGTGACGCAGACCACTGCGACCGAGGAGACATCGTCTTATGACAGTTAATCGATCTTGGACTTATGGGAAGACCCACCAGGCCACAAGCCCGAGCCACTCTCTCAATTGCCTTAGTAAAAGGACGATCTGAACCGTGATTTGCACGCCAGTAAACGAAAGAAGAGTGGTAAGAGGAACCGAATTCGCCTCCGGCAAAAGAGCTTCGACGCGTAGCACCCTAGACAGACTCAGTACAGGGAGCACGTTTAGACTATCGCAAAAACCCCAGCCACTAAGACCCATGCTTGGATTCCGAAGGAACCGCGACCAGTACAATCTGCTCACGTCCCACAGAAGCATGTTTCTTAGAAGAGCCAAAAATCTGCCAAGAGTAGGCAGTAGTGGAAGATATGGTCTCCGCTCCCCCTCGTCCGCCAACAGACGAGACCCTCGCATCAATCACGAGGTTAAACTAAGGTTTTGAGCGATTGCAGCCTCAAATCCTGATTGAAACAGGGCATCGACCGTCGATCGATTGTCCCCTCGCGCCGCCGCTTCTTGCAACGGCCGCGCGCTCCGTGCTTCTAAAAACTTTTATCCCAAGACACCCCAGAAGCCCGATGAAATTGAC